ATGGTGGCTAGGCCACCACGGCCCTCATATCAGAGAGCGGTCCATCTAACCTTGATGCGGACGGCGTTAGCGCGTCCAGCACGTATCAAGTGGTCTTTATCATAGATGGGCAGATTACCCCTCTTGATAAAGAACTTGAGTAGAGCAGGATAGCCCGATATCACAGAACGTGGTAACGGTGCGTCCACTACAGCGCCCCTAATCAAAGGACGTTGCAGCTTAGCATCCCACCTCTCCGCGAGGGGAGGCAGGTAACTATATCTACCCAGGCACCCAGATGTACGATTCACATAAGGGAAAGGAATAAAACTTCCAATCACATTATCCAAATAGTCAACAGCGGTTGAGAAGCCGCGGTCGAACAGTTGATTCCGCAAGGAAACAGCTGAAACAATCTGTGCGACGTGCTTCCGTTGCGTTGGGATCATTTGGCGAACCTTAACGATAGAAATATCGTGGCCGTCATAATAATCCTTTCCACAGGACTCTCTGAACTTACCAGTCCAGAAAGACTTGTTAGTATTTACTTTCAGCCCAAAGGCTTCGAGTTCACTAACAACGGAGTGCACCATACGAACGGGGACGATAATATCATCTCCGAACGTGCGCACCTGACCCAGTAGGGACTGAACATCCCTGCTGGATAACTGGCGATTGAGCACCTTCTCTATCCCCAAAAAGACTATGGTCATAAAAACCATAGCTTCAAAAGGAAAGGTAAGGGCTGAACCCATAGATGCGAACTTGGCAAGGCGTTTAACGCCAAAACCAGGAACATCAGCCTTTCGCGAGCGACAGGCGTCTACAGCTGACATAAGCCAGTTGAAGTCCGTCAGAAGCAAGCGTACATGCTGATAGGAAACACGGTCGGAGGCATCGCTCAAATCGAGCGTTGCCAGGGTTCCATCACTGGAGCCTTTTAGAGCCATTTTCTGATTAGGAATCTGGCTCCGCCAACCCACAAGTTGCGTGACTTGATTAGAGCAAGCAACATGTGTAACGAATGATTCCAAAAGCCCTTGCTGCATGAATTGCATGCAAGTAGGTTCAATAGCAATCAAACGAGGTGTTTTCTGCGTTTTAGGTACGGCGATGACCCTAACGGGCCGTTCCGCACCAGGTTCGAGATAACGAGGGGGTGTCTCAAGAATTTGAGACCAAGAAGCAGAACCATA